CCTTCTGCGCTCGTATGAGCGGTATGAAAGAGAAGCTGACATCCGAGAAGACTAAGAAAGACCCAGACTCTCGTATCAACAAGAGTCTTCGAGCTTGGAAGTGCTGACATGGAACTGATGGTATGGAACGTGATTTTGTCCTTTGTGGCGGCTCTGATCCTGATGTGGGTCAAGGGCGTGCACGAAGAACTCAAGCGCGTTCAAATTTTGCTCAACAAAACTCGGGAAGAGATGCCCAAGGAGTACGTGACAAAGGCTGATGTCCACAACGACATGAACCGTGTCATCCAACGCCTTGATCGTCTTGATGCAAAACTCGACGAGTTCATGAAGGAGCAAAGAAGTGCCCTCGGTTAGCCCAGCGCAAAAGCGTTTAATGGATGCAGCGGCTCACAACCCCGCATTCGCCAAAAAAGTTGGTGTGCCTACCAAGGTCGCCAAAGAGTTTAGTCAGGCCGACAAAGGCCGTAAATTTGAAAGAGGTGGTGAGATGAAAGAATCAAAAGCCATGGCCAAGAAAGAAGTTGGCTTCATGAAAAAAGCTGGCGCACCCAAGTCCATGATCAAGCACGAAAAGGCTGAGATGATGGGCATGAAATCTGGCGGTGCTGTGTTCCGCAAAGCCGCTGATGGTGTTGCCAAAAAGGGCAAAACCAAAGGCACGCAAATCGCAATGAAGAAAGGCGGGATGTGCAAATGAAAAAACGTAAATTCAATGATGGCGGTATCTTCCGCGAAGGCATGCAAGTGCCTCAAGACATCGACGGCGCTTCTGCACCTATGAAGAAGCCTGCACCTAAGATGCCGATGAAGAAGCCCATGCCTAAGAAACCCATGATGCCTGTGGCTCCTAAGCCTCGTGGCACACCTCCTGACGCATCTGCAATGCCCGCTCCTGCCTTCAAAAAGGGTGGTTCTGTGGGCTCTGCTTCTAAGCGTGCTGACGGTTGCGCTGTCAAAGGCAAGACCAAAGGCACCATGATTGCTATGAAGGGCGGCGGTTACGCCTGCTAAGGAACCACTATGGCCGATTACAAACGCAAGATGGGCATTGAGGAGGATAAAGATTCTCCCGCGTACTGGCGTGAAAAAGAATCACGCCGTATAAATAAGCCAAGTAAATACGACAGTATTCGCCCCGCTGGAGAAGAAGAGCGTCTTTCAAAACGCAAATCAGAAGGCTTAAAAGACGCTGCGCTTGGCGCTGGGTTGGCTCCTGTTTCTGTTGCTTTAGAGACTACTTTAGGCAAGAGTGACACGGAAAACAAAGGCCCAATAGGTGCTGGCGCAACACATCTTGCGGGTACCGGAAATAGACTTGTAAAATCCGCAAAAGAAGCTGCTGATTTTATTGGTGGTGGGGTTAGCAAATATAAAAAAGCCAAGTCAGAAGAAGCTGATTTGGACAAAGAACTTGAAAGCCAAACAAAACGCGAATCTCGCGGCATGAAAAAGGGCGGCAAAGTTAAAGAAACCGTCCGTGGTTGGGGTATGGCTCGCGGCGCACGGAAAGCAAAATTCGTATGAGAGCAAGTCGCGGTATGGGTATCATCAACCCAGACAAAATGCCCAAAGCCAAGGTGAAGAAGCGCCGTGACAATACGGACTTCACCGAGGATGGACAAACACGTCAACGCCGCGACAATACAGACTTCACCGAATACGCCGCAGGTGGAAAAGTGGGTCTGTATGCCAACATCAATGCCAAGCGTGCTCGCGGGGCAAAGATGCGCAAGCCGGGCCAAAAAGGCGCACCCACCGCGCAGGCTTTTATTGACTCTGCCAAAACAGCAAAGAAATAAACCATGAGCACTTCAGGCACCTCCATCTTCAACCTCGAATTCACTGAAATCGCTGAGGAGTCGTGGGAGCGTGCTGGCCGCGAGTTGCGTACAGGCTATGACCTGCGCACCGCTCGTCGTTCGATGAATCTGATGACCATCGAGTGGCAAAACCGTGGCATCAACATGTGGACGATTGAGCAAGGGGTCATCAACCTCGTGCAAGGCATCAACACGTACGCGCTGCCCAACGACACCATTGACCTGATGGAGCACGTCATTCGCACGGGCGCGGGCAATGTGTCTACGCAAGCCGACCTCACGATCACCCGCATCAGTGTTTCCACGTACGCAACAATCCCAAACAAGTTACAGCAGGCACGCCCAATCCAAATCTGGATTCAGCGCATGTCGGGCCAAGAGAGCCTGACTTCTGGCTTGCTGTCCTCGACCATCACGTCCACTGCCACCACGATCATCTTGAGCGATGTGACGGGCTTGCCAGCCGCAGGCTTCATTCGCATGGACAACGAGATCATCAGCTACGGCTACATCGTGCAGGCCCAAGGCAGCACGCAGGGCACGCTCTACAACTGTGGCCGTGGCCAACAAGACACTTTCCCTGTTGCGCATACCGCAGGAGCCGAGGTCTACTGGCCGCAAGTGCCCGCCGTGACCGTCTGGCCAACCCCAGATCAAGGCACCGCAGCCTCACCCTACTACCAGCTTGCATACTGGCGCATGCGCCGTATCCAAGACGCTGGAGCAGGTGTTGAGACCGCAGACATGAACTTCCGATTCCTGCCTGCTGTGACGGCTGGTTTGGCCTATCACATTGCCATGAAGGTGCCTGAGTTGGAAAACCGCATCCCAATGTTGAAGGCCGCATACGACGAGCAGTTTGACTTGGCAGCAGGAGAGGATAGAGAAAAGGCTGCGATTCGGTTTGTGCCGCGTCGTTCCTACATTGGAGGTGGCTGATGGGAAACCGTTTTGCCTCCGGCAAGATTGCAATTGCGATCTGCGACCGTTGTGGTTTTCAGTTTCGTTTGCGCGAGTTGCGCACGCTGATCATCAAGACAAAGCAGGTCAACATGCTGGTTTGCAGAGAGTGTTGGGAGCCTGATCAACCTCAGTTGCAACTGGGTATGTATCCGGTGGATGATCCGCAAGCGTTGCGGAACCCACGCAGAGATAATACGTACTACCAGTCGGGCACACTGGCTGATGGGTCGATTGGTGAGGGTAGTCGGAATATCCAGTGGGGATGGAACCCCGTGGGGATGGCCCGAGGTTTTGACTCCGAACTTACACCAAATAACTTGGTGGGAGTCGGACAAATTGGTACAGTAACGGTTGTGATCACATAAGGAGTCATCATGGACAAGAAAGAAGTGAAGGCTATTGCCGACAAAGAAGTTTCAGCGCATGAGAAACGCATGCACAAAGGCCCAGCCAAGTTCGCCAAAGGTGGCGTGACTGGCTCGTCGATGAAGGCTTATGGCCGCAACGTCGCACGCGCAATGAATCAGCGCGGCGCATCTCGCGGAGGCTGATATGGCTACCAAGCAAGTTAAACAAGTTGCGATGATCCCGCAAGCCAAGAAATTTACGCCCGCCAACAAGGTCGAAGGTTCAGGTTACCCTGACACCGCCAAGACCAGCGGTATCGTTGTTCGTGGTGGCAAGGCTCAAACCAAAGGCAAGATGGCCCGTGGCCCTATGGCCTAAGAGGTAGCTCATGAACTACACCGAGTTGTGCACCAACATCCAAAACATCTGCGAGAACGAGTTTTCTTCGCAGGAGTTGGCTATGTTCACCGAGCAGGCTGAGCAGAAGATTTACAACACGGTGCAGATTCCGGCTATTCGCAAGAACGTCACAGGTGCGATGACAGCAGGTAACAAGTACCTCCAGATTCCATCCGACTTCTTGTACGTGTACTCGCTGGCTGTAATTGACTCCGCTGGTGAGTATCACTACCTGATTGACAAGGACGTGAACTTCATCCGCGAGGCGTACCCACGCGATGTCACTGCCACCCGCAAGCTGCCCCGGTACTACGCAATCTTCGACGCTTCAGCGTTCATCATTGGCCCCACACCCGATCAGTCGTACGATGCAGAATTGCACTACGGCTACTACCCTGAGTCCATTGTCACAGCAGGCACTACGTGGCTGGGCACCGAGTTCGATACCGCTCTCTTGAACGGCGCACTGATTGAAGCCATCCGCTTCATGAAGGGTGAGCCTGACATGATCGCGGTGTACGAGAAGTTGTACGTTCAGGCAATCGGCCTGTTGAAACAGTTGGGCGATGGCAAGCTACGCCAAGATGCGTATCGCTCTGGGCAAACCCGTATCCCTGTCAGTTAAGGAGTAAGAAATGGCAATCACGCAAGCAATGTGCACATCGTTCAAGGTCGGTATTCTCAGCGCCGATTTTGACTTTGATACTGGCACTACACAAACATTCAAGATCGCGTTGTACACGTCGTCAGCTACGCTGAGCGCCGCTACGACTGCGTATAGCACATCCAACGAGGTTACCGGCACCGGTTACTCTGCGGGCGGCGAGGCTTTGACCATCAGTCAGGTTCCCACGTCTTCGGGCACCACAGCGTTCATTGACTTCTCTGATGTCACATGGACAACTGCCACGATCACTGCGCGTGGCGCGTTGATCTATTTGGCCAACGGTACAACCAACCCTGCGGTTGCTGTGCTGGACTTTGGTGGCGACAAGACCTCGACCGCTGGCAACTTCACCATTCAGTTCCCTGCCGCAGACGCATCGAACGCGATCCTGCGCATCGCTTGATGGTGGATAGGTGGCTGATGCAAAGGTAGCCTTTGAAGGTTGGGGTGCCTCGGGCGTTGCTTGGGGCTCCCAAGGGTGGGGTGTCGGCCATTCAGATGTAACTGCTACCGGCGAGGTCGGTACAGTTGATGTCACCGCAGACGCAAACGTCTACCCCTCGGGTCTTGAGGCTACGGGGCAGGTAGGCACAGTCGTCGTTGCTGCGGACGCAATCGTAGATGTTTCTGGGGTCTCCGCAACGGGGGCCATAGGCACGGTCACAGTGGTGGCCACTGCCGTTGTCTACCCCACAGGGGTCGAAGCCACAGGATACGTAGGCGCTGTTGAGGTCACGGGCGACGCCATTGTGTACCCCTCGGGGCTACAAGCCACGGGCCAGATCGGTACTGTGGTGGTGCAGGCAGACGCCATTGTGCAGGTCACAGGGGTCTATGGCACAACCCAGCTTGGTACTGTCGTCGTCACCGCGGACGCAAATGTCTTCCCAACAGGCATATCTGCCACAGGCGCAGTAGGTACTGTCACCATTGTTGCTGAAGCGGTTGTTACGCCCACGGGCGTGTCTGCCGCAGGCGAGCTTGGAACAGTCACCGTCACGGGCACCGCTGAAGTCTATCCAACGGGCGTAGAAGCCACCGGAGCCATTGGCCAAGTAACCTTTGCCCTGTCGATTGTTGTGAACGTCACAGGCGTTTCTGGCACGATGGAGCTTGGAACCGTGGTAGCTTCTGGAGGCGCAACAGCTACTCCAACTGGGGTTTATGCTACGGGTGAAATCGGACAAGTAAATGTTTGGGGCCAAATAGATGACGGACAGGTCGCAAACTGGCAAAATATCAACGATGCTCAGACACCCACATGGGTTGCCGTGAGTGATACGCAAACTGCGGGCTGGCAACAAGTTGTCACATAAGAGGGTAAACAGATGACCACACAATACACACCAACGCTGAAATTGGCGCTCCCCGTCACCGGCGAACTCTCTGGTACATGGGGTGACGTTGTTAACGACAACATTACTTCGATGATTGAGCAAGCCATTGCTGGCCTTGCAACGATCAACTCTTGGACTGGTAACGCCCATACACTGACCACAGCCAACGGTACGACTTCAGAGTCTCGTTGTGCAATGCTTGTTGCAGCCACCGGTGGTGGTGCTCCAAGCGCCGCTGCTGAGATCATCTGCCCTGCCGCAGCAAAACTGTATGTGTTGCAGAACAACACGTCCTACGCTGTTACCCTGAAGACCTCTGCTGGTACGGGTGTGGCAGTCGCTGCTGGCGACACTGCGTTCTTGTTCTGCGATGGCACCAACGTCAACTCTTGCGTGACAACCATCGTCAACGGCCACATCACCGGCAACCTGACAGTCGATGGCAACGCCACGATCAACGGCAACACCACACTGGGTAACGCAACAAGCGACACCGTGACTGTGACTGCACGTGTGGCATCCAACGTGCTGCCCTCTGCTGACAACACCTACGACTTGGGCGCGTCTGCAAACGCATGGAAAGACCTGTACGTCGATGGCACTGCAACGATGGCTCTGGTGGCCATCTCTGGTGGCACGATCAATGGTGTGTCGATTGGTGCAACAACTCCTGCGACGTTTCTTGCTGTTGACAACTTGAGTCTGAATGGCAACACGATTGCTTCGACTGACACCAACGGCAACATCGTCATCGCCCCCAACGGTACGGGCGACGTTCAACTGGACGCTGACACAGTGCGTGTTGGCGACTCTGGCGCAGCCGTCTCAGTAACTTCTAATGGTGCGGGCGCTCTCACGGTGACCACCGGTGGCGCTGCTGACCTCACGCTGTCCACCAATTCTGGCACAGACTCTGGCACTGTTGTGATCGCCAACGGCGTGAACGGCAACATCACTCTGACCCCCAACGGTACAGGCGATGTGATTGTGTCTGCTGACCGCACACAGTTTGGTGACTCAAACACCGACACTACCCTGACCACCAACGGTACAGGTAGCTTGAATCTGACGACCAACAACGGTACGAACTCGGGCACCATTCAGATTGCTCAGGGCGCGAACGGCAACATCACGCTGACTCCTAACGGCACAGGTTCTGTGTCCGTACCAAAACTTGTTTGGAGCAACGGGACTTCGACTCGTGTTCCTTACCTGACAACTGGCGGTCAATTCACTGACTCAGCCAACTTGACATTCAACGGCACTGACCTGACGGTCTCTGGTGCTGTGAACGCTGGCTCTATCAATGCCACCACGCTTGATCTGACAAACCTTGAAGTCACCAACATCAAGGCCAAGGACGGCACGGCTGCAATGACTATTGCGGACTCGACTGGTGCGGTTACAGTCTCGTCTGCGTTCTCTACACAAGGCAACACAACCCTTGGCGATGCCTCTACCGACACTGTGACGGTGAACGGGTATATGGGTATTGGCGGTGCTGGGTCAAATACCATTGGCCTGTACCTCAAAAATACAATTTCCACTGGAAATATACAGTACGGGATTGCTGCTGCTCCTGTGGGAAATGGGACTAATCAGATCAATGGTATTTGGTCTGGGCCAGCAACAGCGGCTTCGTCGTTTACTGCCGGGACAGTTGCCGCAATTAGAGCTGCTAATGCAACAAAAGGCGCTGGCAGCACCATCACTAATTTGTATGGTTTGGTCGTTGAAGACCAGACCCAAGGCACAAACAACTACGGCATCACCAGCCTTGTCTCCAGCGGCACGGACAAGTGGAACATCTACGCCAGCGGGACAGCAAAAAACCTGTTTGCCGGTCAGGTTGTTCTGACAAGCAACACCACTACGGAAGGCTCTTTGTATTTGCAGAGCACCGCTCCAGTTATTGGGTTTACTGATACCAACAGCTTTAGTGATACGAGTGATATTGCTATTATCCGTGCTGGTACAAATAACCTCCAGCACCAGTGGTATGACGCCAGCGCAACCGCAACCTACGATTTAATGAACCAGTCCCTTACGGAGACTGCGTTTAACGATAGTGGTGCTGACATTGACTTCCGTGTCGAATCCGACAACCAAACCCACATGTTGTTTGTGGACGCGGGTAATAACCGTGTTGGTATGGGCACGTCAACACCTGACACAGTAGTTGAAATCGTTGATGCTGACCCAGTTTTGACAATTCGTGATACAGACACCTCTACGAATACTGCAAATGCAAAAATACGGTTTGCGGAATCTGGTGCAGGAGACACTCTTGGTGAGTACTGGGATGTTGGTTTAGCGCCTATTTCTGCTCTGACGTTCGAGAGAATGGGTACAGAGCACCTGCGCATTGAAAACACAGGCAGTTTCATTACAAAGCCATTGGCAGATGGCCCCGCTGTGTTTAACGAGAACGGCGTAGACGCCGACTTCCGTGTTGAGTCTGACACCAACACCCATGCGTTGTTTGTGGATGCGGGGAATAGCGTCGTAAACGTCAACAGTTCAACTTCGGTGGTTTCTTGGACATCAAACCGTCGCATGGATGTGTCCATCAACACAACAAACGCGACGACCTATCCCGGTTATGCAGCTATTGCGTATAGCTCGTTAGCAAGTGGTACAGCGGGGGGTATGTTGGTTCTTGGCCGAAGCGCAAGCAATACTCCGGGAACTGCGGCAACCACGGTTAGTGGCGATGCCATTGGGTATGTAACGTTTGAGGGCGTGAATAGCAGCAATAATTTTGTTTCTGGTGCGTTTATAGCCACTTACCAAGAAGGGTCGGCGGGGGCTTCAGCAATTCCGGGCAGTATGCGCTTCTTTACGGGCACTGCCTCTGCAACTCCCATCGAGCGCATGCGTCTTGGCCCGTCTGAGATGGTGGTGAATGAAACCTCCAACGACTACGACTTCCGTGTCGAGTCTGACACCAGCACTCATGCGTTGTTTGTGCAGGGTAGTGATGGGTTTGTCGGTATTGGGACGAGTTCGCCTGCTGCGAGGCTGGTTGTTGGCGCTGCGCAGACATGTCCCGACCCAACCACCGTAGCTCAGTTCAGTGGCACAGTTGAAATTTGCAATGGTGTTGCTAACGCATATCGAATGCAAATGGAGACCGATTCAAGCACAACGTATTTCGGGTCAAACACGTACTACGCAAGTGGTTGGCAGGTGTTTGACAGCGGCAGAGCGCCCTGTCAGATACAGATGACCAGCGAGAACTTGAGTAGCCACATCGCGTTTTTTACATCCACCTCCAACTCAGGCAACGGCACCGAGGTGGCTCGCGTCACCTCTGACAAGTATCTCCGCATGGCCTCCGGCACAGGTGGTATCCAGTTCAACGGTGACACCGCCGCAGCAAATGCGCTGGATGACTATGAGGAGGGGACTTGGACACCTGTGATTAAAGGCGGCACTTCTGACCCAACAATCACATACACCAAGCAAGATGGCACTTATGTCAAGGTTGGCAAAATGCTTCTGATTCAGGTTGATGTGCGCTGGTCAGCCAAAAGCGGAGGCTCAGGCACTTTATACATTGGGGGCCTACCATTTACAGCCAACGGGCAATACAACTACGGTTCATTGACAGAAAAAAGCGGACTAACAATGACTGCTGGTTACACATACATCACCGCTGAAGTTGCAGGCAATACAACAGCTTTTTACATATTGCAAGCACAAGCATCTGGGGCCACCACAAGTTTTTCCACTGGCGACTTGGGGTCAACAGGCTACATGATTGGTGGCGCATCTATCATCACTGCAAGCTAAAAAGGAAAAATCATGTCAACTTTCACCGAAGTCGTTTACATCTCCGAGTTCAACATCCAGCCCAACGGGTGCATTGGTGTTCGCAAGACCACTGATGTCCTGAAGGATGGCGTTGTCATCTCGTCAACCTACTGGCGCACAACACTCGTGCCCAACGATCCTCAAGCGGCAACTGTTCTGAACGAGCAGTACTACGCCGACATCGCCACATACGCTTGGAGCCAACCATCTCCACAGCCTTACGTCCCACCAACTCCCGGAGTTTAAACATGTCTCAAATCACACTCACTTGGGCCGTCAACAACATGACCCGCGTCTTGGACGACGGCTTTGTCATCAAGGTCGATTGGTCTTGCACAGCATCCGCCACCGGCGTTCAAGGTGCGTTCTACGGCGGCACAACCGCCTACGAGAACAACCCTGACGAACCCGGCTTCATCCCCTACGACCAACTGACCGAAGCCCAAGTCTTGGACTGGGTGTACGCAGGTCTGGGTGACCAGAAGGCCGAGATCGAAGCCACACTGACTGCCAAGGTCGAGAAGCAGTTGAACCCCACAACCGCCAACGGCGTGCCTTGGAATACCAGCCCAGCACAGGCATAATTGAAACGGGAAGCCACCACCCGATCTTGGTGGCACTTTGAAAAGGAAATGACATGAGCGAGAAAAAAACAGCCTCAGTCTCCATTGATGGTAAGACGTACACCGAAGACCAACTGAGCGACCAGCAAAAAGTAATGGTCAATCACGTAGCTGATCTTGACCGTAAGCTGGCATCTGCCCGCTTCAACGTGGATCAATTGCAAGTTGGGCGCGATGCGTTTTTCAGCCTGCTCAAACAGTCTTTAGAGGCTCAAGATGAAGCTGCAAAAGCCCCCGCAGACGCTGCCTGATGGCACGATAGAAGCAGCCCACGAGGTGGAGGCCGTGTGTCTCCACTGTGGTTACGACTTGGATGAGGCGGAGCTTGCCGCCGACACCTGCTCCAATTGTGGTCAGCCTTTGAACCTCAAACAAAGCGTGAGCATCCAAGTAACAACACTGCCTCCGATGTTTGGCGGCGTAATGTAAAGGCGCAGATGTTTGCAGTTGAAGATGTCACCAAAACCGTAGGCGCTGTTACCGCAGTCATTGCAATGACCGGTGGCGGATACACGCTTGTGGAGAAGTTTGGCGTCTTCAAAAAAGACATTTTGGAGTGGGCACCTGAACACTTCCAGATAAGCGACGCGCCTGCCAACGGTGAATTTCGGGCTATCGTGGCTCGTAAAAAGAACCGAGACGACTGTGAGGTCACGGGCTTCAGACTCGAAGTCCGTGATTCCGACTTTGTAGTGCACAAAGCATCACCCAGCATTGCCACATTCTCTGGCCCTGCGTCCCCCGAAGTGGACAAGTTTGGGTATAAATTTACGATTGAACCCAGCG